GGACCATCAGATCCTTGGAGCTCTCGACTACGAACTCCGGAAAGAGTTCCATCCCCCCAGATTTGTTCTCTCTTGTTCGGATCTGATAAAAGTCCATTACACCTCCTTAATATTCGGGGTGGATTTCCCCAACGTAGGCTTGCATCTGGTACCAGATCTCTACCTTGGTCTGATCTCGTTCGGAGTTCTGCAGCGGGAAGAACCCACCCTGGCCGTCGGCGTCGTATGTACGCCACACCAGTCGCTCCAGGATCTCATCCGCCTTCTTGGCCTTGCGATTGGACAGAGGGTCCGACATCCGGTGGAGATCCAAGTTCTCCATCAGCTGCCAGGCCCAGCCTTCGGCCTGCTCCCCCGCGACGAAGGACAAGCGTCTGGACAGTGCGACCAGGACCTCGAGAACCGAGATATAGCCGAAGTGCCCAATCGTAATACGGATCGGTGCGTTGGCCTCCCGCAGGAACTCCCCCCGCAGGTCGCGCCCATCCTCCATCCGATTGTCGTCGTTGGCCACCAGCCATACGAACTCCTTCTGGTAGAGAAGCGAGAGGACATCGTTGTACGTGTGCTCCTGATGTCCTCCCGTGTGCGTCTGCTCCACCAGCCAGTAGAAGTAGGCCGACTTCCAGCGTTCGTCTGCCTGGCTGATCTGGGTGACGTTAGTCATCCCACTTCGGCGAACGACGGCGACGTGGGGGCTCCTCCGAATGTGAAAGGCCATGGACCTCCTCGGTGTAGCTGTTCGGTGATCGGTTCACCTCCATGATCACCTCGAGGCGGTCGTTGCGGATGAACATCACGTTCTCGTCATCCGTGCCGTCCCCGAAGCGCGCGAGGTTGGCCAGGCCGATGATCTCCTCCACGTCGGGCAGAGCGCGGTCGTCATCATCGCACAGGATGTCGTCGCCGCTGTACCACGTCAGCGTGGTGTCCGCGTAGTCCACGCAATCCTGGTCGTGGCGCTCGTCCTCGTGGATGACGTAGGGAGCTCCCGGCACCAGAGTGGCGCGATAGGCGACTTCCTTGTCGTAGTCCCACTGGTGACCCGACCCGGTCACGGTGAAGGACTGCGGCGTCGTCTCGAAGATGTTGCGCGTCTCCACCTCGGGAGTGGCTGATGTCACAGGAGCCCCCGGCCCTCCTTGCACTGGCTGCGGACCCTGGTACCCCAGGTCCTTTGTCCGCTGGTTGAGTGCAGAGAGGTCGGGCTTCTCCTCCTTGACCACCAGACGGGAGCGAAAGTGATCCCGCATCCCGTCGATTTCCTCCTCCGCCTGAGCGGCGTACTGCTCCCTCAGCTTCTTGTCGAGGAGACGGTACGTGACGAAGGCCGCTGTGGCGGCTCCGACAGCTGCGCCCAGGGCGGCGAAGCCGAACTTCACCTTGGTCAGGGACTGCACGACCTCGGGGATGTGGTCCGCGATCTCGTGGACGTTCTCCGCGGTCACTTCGGCGATCTTCACCGCCTCTTCCTTCACCTCTGCCATGGCTTGATGTCCTCCGAATCCGGGTCGATCTTGTCGTAGATGGTGCCGTCGACGTTGAAGTCGAGCAGGATGGCACCCTCTCGCCCGTTCATGAAGTCCCGCGCGACCTGCGACTCCCCATCGAAGATGCCGAAGTCGATGTAGTTGTCGCTGCTCCCGTCGCGGGAGATCATCCAGCCCACGACCTGCCCCGCTCGAGTGCGGGGGATCCCGAGGCCGTCGTAGACCTCGTTGAGGAACACGTGCCCCCTCACCTTGAGGAGATCGTTGAACCAGTTTTGCTGGCAGATCAGGAAGGTGTTGTTGTACTCCGGGTCCTTGGACCAGGACGGTGACGTCTGGTCGAAGAACCGTGCGTACATCGACTCCCCGCCTGGGCCGACGCGCCGCCCCTTGACGATCTTGTCGGTGCCGATCTGCTTGTACTCCACGTCCCGGACGTCGTAGCGCAGCTCGCGGTCCACGTCCTCGCCGTACTTGGTGACCACACGGTCGCGGTAGGCGGTGAAGGCCTCGTCCACGGCAGCGTAGGCCGCGGTCAGAGCCAGGTTGCGGCCCTGCAGGAGGTTGTGCGACTTGGTCAGGCAGGCGATGGACGCTGCGCCGAGCGCCACCGACGGTGCGTACAGCTTGACCGACGCGATCGCTGCCCGTCCGTGGATGATGGCGATGTCGCGCTGCTGCGCGTTGGCCTCGGTGGACTCGCTGTAGTCCAGCGACTTGGCGATGGTGAGGTCGTTCTTGGCCGTCTCCATCACCTCGCTCATCTTGAGCGTGGCCCGGCAGGCCAGGGCCGTGGACAGGACCATCCCGCCGACACCCAGACCGAACAGCAGGTTGGGGGACGCCTTGTCGAGCTTCAGTGAATGACGCCCGAGTGCTCCCTTCACCGCGTTGGGGACTAGCTTCATCTTGGTGCTCCTAAATATCGAGTTTCAGCTGTTCGGGCTCGTTGGCCTCTTCGGCCTTGCCCTCATCGATGACCTGCTTGGAGTGGTAGATCATGTAGATCTGTTCGCAAGGCATGAGGCTAACTCGCCTCTTCCAGCGTGGCCCTTTGTACAGATCAGAGACCCACTCCCGCATCTCCTGATCGTTCATCAGTTGTTCAGTGGCTCCGGATCGGGTAGGTCCAGGAGGTAACCACCACCCCTGACACGGCCCACAGTGGCGCCGCGGAGTTCCACCCAGCCCCACTTGTGGTCTGTGTGTGAGCTCTGGATGCCTGTGAGCTCGTACAGGTCGGCCACTGTCACCTCGTCGTACTGCGACAGTGCGTCGAACATCTGGTCCAGCACTTCTTCTGCTTCCTGGCGAGACGGGATGATGATCTCGCCGAAGGCGTGTCGAGCTCGTGCCTGTCGCGGCAGCACCTGCTGCACAGCAGCCTGCGGCCGGTTGACGGGCTGGTTGTACTGCACACGTCCGTATGGGCTGGGACCAGGCGCGCGCCCCCTGCGACCCCCGTCGCCGTAGAAGAGACGCTCGACTCCGGACTGCGCCGCCTCGACGAACATGTCCCGGATGGACGGGATGATGACGTTGGCGATCATGTAGTGGAACGCGGTCTCCGCGCTACCGCTCATGAACGTGGCCTGGAACTGCTTGCCCCACGAAGGCTTGCGCTGATGCGCACTGGCCGAAGTAACCTGCTTCAGCTTCTTGGGCTTGGGGGGATCTCCCTGGACCCGAGCCTTGCGGCTGTTCGGCGGAAATTGATCCATTAGCTCGCTTTCGCAAAAATAGAAAACTCAGAACCCGTGTGGGTTCTAAGCTTGAGTTGTTACTCGGACTCGGGGTTGTTCTTCTTGCTGAACAGGGACTTGATCTTCGAGACGCTGGCGTCGACGATCTTGCTGGTGTACGGGTCGGACATGCTGGCGACAGTCTCTCCGGCGAGGAACGTACCAGCGGACAGCAGGATGCTGTCGGGGTTGGTGTTGGTGTTCTCGACGATGACGGTCTTGGCGGTCTTCTGTGCGTACCCGGCAACGATCATGTGGACGGCGGTCTTGATGATGGCGTTCTGCTGGGGCATTTGAATCTCCTTGAGGTTTGAATTAACGGTCTCATTAGACGCTGTGTTTTTCACGCGAGAGCGGGCACCCGGGACCTGTGCTAGCGCCCCGGGTGTGAGACCCCCCTTACTGCCTCAGGAGAAGGAGAGCTCCTGAGACAAGTCTTGTACTACCGGAACGTGTAGCGTCCCGTGGCCAGGCCGGAACGCAGCTCGTCCGCGTCCATCTCGGTTGCCTCGGCGTGAGAGAGCACGCGCGGAGCGTTCTCCACCGGCTCGCCCGGGTCGTCGCCGACGCGATCGTTCTCGAACACGTTGCGTCGCACAGCCATGGACTCGTTGTGCATCGGCTGCTCCGCCTTGGCCACCGCTGCCATCTCCTGATCCAGGTTGGGCGGGACGATGCCGTTGACGAACTCGGCCGCGGCGTTGGCGTCGGTGCAGAGCTCGAAGAACAGCGCGCTGTACGCCTCGCTGCTCATGAACTCCTCACGCAGAGCCTCGGACTTGATGAACCGACGGCCGTCGTCGGACTTCTGGCCGTAGGCGCCGAGGATGAGGTTCTTGAACTCGGAGATGATGGCCTTGCCGTCTTCGGACTTGGCGATGCGCTGCAGGAACGCGGACATCCCGCCCTTGTGCGACATCTCCATCTCCACCAGGTCCGCCTTGGACAGGTGGAAGTAGAAGTCCTCGGTCACCGTCTCACCACTGAGATCGGTGTAGGTGATGCTCTTCTTCAGCACTACGAACGTCCTCCTTTGCCGTTCTGAGCCTGGGCCACGACGACCTCCACTCGGTCCACGGGGATGTCGACGGGCTCGGTCTCCGGCTCGTTGACGATGGGCATGGTCGTGTCCCCGAGCGGGTAGCGTCGCTTGGACGTCTCGTACGCCTTCGCGAAGCAGTATGCAGCGACTGCGAACAGGATGTAGCCGCGGAGCTTTCTCATGTTCCTTCCTCCTGGTCGCGCTTCCAGCCCTTGTACACCTCGTACGCGACGTTCGCCGTGACGAGGTAGCAGACGAGTCTGATGAGCTTCATGGCGACCTCAGTACTGGTTGTGGTACGAGGGGTGAGGCGGCGTGGCGAACTCGATCGCGATGCAGGGCCGATCGTCCGTGGACGTCGTGGTGGAGAACTTCACCTCGACCACACCATCGGTCGCCTGGTTCCAGCCCACCTCGTCGGTGTACTGGGTGGCCTCCAGGCCGACGTCGTCGAAGAAGGAGCTCAGGGAGGCGTACTCGTGGTACATCAACTCCTGGTTGAGCTTGTTCTCCGCCTTGCGGATCTTCTCCACCGACGAGCGGAAGTACCGGCCCGTGAGCAGGTCGTAACACAGCACGTCGCCATCCGTGAGGATGATGACCTGGCTGGACTCGTCCTTGCTCACCCGGTCCTGAGCGATCTCGGCTCGCAGATCGGTCTCCTTCTTGACCCCGAGCTTCTCCAGGGTCTTCTCCTTGTACTCCGCGAAGCGGGACTCGGAGATGCCGTAGGCAGCGGCCAGAGCGGCCGCCTTCTGGGCCGACATCCGATTCGCCCCGTAGATGGACGCGATCGTGGCAGCTCCCAAGGCCACCGGCGGCACGTAGAACTTCCACACCATGCCCACCATCTCGGTGCCCTCGATTGCGTCCGGGATCGTCTCGGTGGTCCGACGCTCCCGCTCTTCGTTGATGACGTAGCTGGCCTTGACAGCGGCCCGATGCGTCAGGACTGCGGTACCGACCACGCCGACCATGCCCACTCCCGTGAGGATGCTCGAGGCGTTGTCACTGAAGAACTTCTCTGCCATCTTTTGCAGCTGGGGGAGTCTCATTCCCTACCTTTCGATCTTGTGTATTAGCGACGACGTCCGCGCCATTCGCGGATTAGGATCCACAGCAGCCACCAACCAGCGGTGACGATGAGCATGAACACGTCGAACAGGAACGACAGACAGCCGTACCTGCGAGGCGTCTGCTCGATCCAGAAGAGGTCGTTGGGCTCACCCCTTCGGATATAGCCTCTAACCCACACCGCTTCCTCCTCGGGTCGGCATCCCCCTCAGCATGAACTCGACGCTGTTGGCGATGCGCTCCATCTGGTAGTCGAGCAGACCTTCCAGTGAACCGTTGGGGTACGACGAACGAAGACCCAGCGTCCAACGGACGTAGGCCTTCATCCACTGATGCTCCTTGTCGGAGAGCTTCAGGTTTGCACTTGCTGGGGTGACGATCTCGTAGGTCGCCATCAGCCTGCGGTCCTGAGGCCGATGATTTCGTAGGTCTGCCCATAGATATGTGGGCTACGGCCGTTGAGATGCTTGGACATCATGGGAAGGGTGACACCTTCCTCAGTGGCAGCTTCGGTAACGGTCTCCCAGATCTTCCCATCAGAAGTCCGCTTGACGATCTTGCTCATGGTGCCACCGAAGTTCACCATCGCCGAGTTGTCGTTGTTGAACACCGGAGCGATGCTCGGAGCGACCGTGTTGTTGATCTGAGTGATGTTGGGACGGCTCTTGAACATCAGAGCCATACCACCACCAACGGCGGCTCCGCCCATGCCGACGAGGTACGTCTTCTTGTTCGCCTCGACGTGATTCACGACAGCGTTGACCTTCGCGTTCTGCTTCAACTGCGCCCATCTTTCCTTCCACGTCATCTTGATTCTCCTTAGTTTATGTGGCAGAAAAAGAGAAGACCCACTCAGCGCTGCTTCATATGGAAGCGGGGCTGAGAGCTGCTTCATATGGAAGCGGCAACTGGGGTCTTCTCTCATTAGAGGCGAAGTTTTCTACGCGAATTATAGCGTCGTGATCTTCCAGTTGGGGTGATCGTTGAGCCAGCGGTTGATCAGTGTCCGGTGCTCGATGACCCAGGCCGAGTAGTCGCCACCCGTGGTCTTGAGGTCGATGTCGCCTGCCCGGTAGCCCTCGATGGCTCCGCCGAGACCAGCGTTGTAGGACGCGATGGCGAAGCGAATGACATCATCGCCAGTGACGCCGTTGCGCAGCGCGTACATCCGAGCTTGCTGCAGCATCGACAACGCATAGTGCAGAGCCGGTGTGAAGCGCGGGCAGTACCCATCCTCGAAGGCGCTGTGGTCAGGGACCCCGATCCAGGTGCCCTCCGGACAGCCCGGTTCCGATCGCAGGAAGGCGCCGTGATAGCGCTCTGTGATCTGGAAACAGCCCTTGTCGCTCTGGGCCTTGTTGTTGATGTTCTGCAGGAGGGACTCCCGCAGACCCAGGGCCAGAAGCAGACTCCCCGAAATATCATCGGGCGGTCCCTCCAGTGCGACGTACTGAGCCGTCGTGACACGGTAGTGACCCAGACGAGTCAATGCCTTGGCAACAGCGGCCTCACTCAAGGCCATACTACCCTCCCTTCTTGGACGGATCGAAGCACCCCGCAGGGATGTTCTTGTCCGTGATCTTGAAGTACATGATGTTGTTCGGATCATCGGAATGACCCTTACCCGCCAGGTGACCGTCCTCGTGCACCTTGATGGCGCACAGCACCTTGCGCTTGAACTTCTTCTTGTTGGTGATGATCACCGAGCACTGTGAGTGCTTGCCCGTCTGGTCGACGGCGGAGGTGGCCTGTCCGGCAATATCACCATCAAGGGGGGCGAACGCAGTGCTGACCTGGTTGTCGCACACGTTGCCCCAGAACTGCTTGGACACTTTGGCCCCCTGCTCCAGGCCGGTGCTACGGCTGACACGCACCTGGTCGTTCTTGAGCTCGAGCTCCTTGGCTGCCCACCAGCCAGCGAAGAGGCCCAAAATAAGAACACCCAGAGCAACGACACCGACTAGAGCGATGCCATACTTCCGATGCGTCATGGGGATCCTTTCAGACCCCCTGCGGGGTCAGAGGTAGGCGGCGATGCGCTCCGCCTGGCGGAGGCAGTTGCGGCAGCTGACCCCGTCTCCCACGACACGAGACACGTCCGGCTGCTGCTCGAGGTTGTAGTTACCGACCTCGCACAGCGGACGATCGTTGTGTGGGATGTGCAGCTTGGACCCCTTTCCGATCTTGAGGAGATCGACACGGGGCATGACAGCGGCGGTCTGTGACATGAATATACCTTTCGAGTTTGAAAGCCTTAGCCCCGTGTAGGGGCTTTAGCTTTAGGCGTAGATCTTGGTGTAACCGGGGACGTGGGTCGTGAGGGCCAGCTTGGCCTGCGAGGCGGCGATCATGGCGTCGTAGCGCTTGTTGGCGCGACGGGCGAGGATGGCGGCGACGGGGTTCTTGATGGTCATTGCGATTCTTTCGTGTAAGGTTATACGGGGTCTCATTAGACCCTGTGTTTTTCACGCGAAAGAGAAAAAACTAGAGCCCGGGCGGGGGCTCTAGCTGAGGCGACTACTTGGACTTCCGGTTGCGACGCTCGACCTCCTTGGCCCAGGCCTTCGAGTTGCGACTGTCGCTGGTGGAGTCGACGAGCTTGCTCATCGCGGTGATGAGGGCGGCGCCGACGCCGAGGGCGACGATCGGGTTTTCGATGGCCTGACGCTTCAGGCTTTCGAGGAATTCGTTCATGGGATTACTCCTTGTAGTGGTTTCTCATTAGAGGAGAAGTTTTTGCTGCGAAACCTAAACCCCATGTTGGGGTCTAGGCGAGGTACTAGGTGGTGCTGAGGACGGACTTGGCGATCTTGTCAACGGCATCTCGGTTTCCCTCCATGCGATGCTCGAGCATCTCGAGCTTCATCTGGAAGCCTACGTTGCTGGGAAAGGCAACGCGGGCCTCGTTGATGAGGGCTTCGGTCTGCTCGATGTCATCGAGGAGGGTCTGGACGAGGGCGAGGATATGGTTCGACTGGGTCATTCTGGGCTCCTTGATAGTGGTTCTCATTAGAGCCCAAGTATCCTGCGCGAAACCTAGACCCCATGGCGGGGTCTTGGCTGAGGTGCTAACGGTCGATCTTGATGGTCGGGTTCAGGCTGGCGCGAAGGCGGGCGATCTGCTTGGTCAGTTCCTCACGCTCGTCACGATCCACCATGAAGGCGGATGCTTGACGCGTGAGATCCTTGATCAGGCTCTCGATGTCGCGGTCGCAACGGCGGCTGAAGTCGAAATCCATTTTAAGTCTCCTTATTAGATTGGTCTCATTAGAGGAGATGTAAAATGCGCGAAACCTAGACCCCATGGCGGGGTCTGAGGCTTAGGCGTTGATCTCGGCGAAGAGTTCGGGGCAGTAGTACTCGGTCGGGTCGATGCCCTTCTCGGCGAAGAACTCGTTCAGGCAGCGGGCGTTGCGGATGCTGATGGCGACGAACACCGAGGCGGTGGTCGCAGCAGCGTACTTGGCGCGGTGCTTGATGACGTGGTTCTTGGCGGAAGTGGCCTTGGCGGCGAGCTTCTTCATTGCGGTCTCCTTGAATGGATTAACGGTCTCATTAGAAGGAGTGTTTTTCTCGCGAAACCTTAGCCCCATGTTAGGGGCTAAGGCGAGGGATCAGATGGGTTCGTTCTTGAGGTCGTGCATGGCGATCTTGTCGAAGGCAGTCACCTTCACGTCGTTGCGGTCGAGGACGTCGCAGAGGTAGTTGATGTGGCGATCCTGGTACTTGACGATGGCTCGCAGGGTGTTGTTCTCCTTGCGGGTCTTGCGGACAAGTCTCCGGGTATTCGCGTACACAACGAGGTCGGCGACGATGGCGGCGGCGATGGCGTGGTGGACGTTCTTCTGTGTGATGGGCATTGCTGCTCTCCTTGAATTTTGTGGTCTCTCATTAGGAGGCAAGTTTTTGCCGCGAAAAAATAGACCAAAGCTAAAGCCCCCGTTAGGGGGCTCTCGCTTGGACTTTCCTGTGAAGTTCTTGTTACTTTGGCTTCACCAGATGGCTCATGGCTTTCGTGGTGATCACACCGACGTGCTCGTGATGGACGATTATGACCATACCTACCAGGTAGGCGGCGGTTGTCAGGGCGGTATCAGGGCTCACGCATGCGGGCTTGTCTTCTGCGCGCAGTTTGTGTAGCTTCTGAAGCCGGTCTAGCAACTCACCGTATTCCTTGGTGGTTGGCTCATAGCCGTTCATCTTGAGCGTGGTTCGGCGGATCTCACGATCGAGATGATTGTCTGGTTTGGCTCTGAAATTGAACATTAATCTCCTTTGGGGGTTGTCTCATTAGACGCGAAGTTTCCTTCGCGACCCCCCTATGCCAGCTGCTTCACGACGTAGACGGCCAGGACAACCAGGATGACGACGACGATCGCCCAGACGATCAGTCCGAAACCTCTCTCAGGGGCCAAGAAATCACCCCCCTAGATCTGGTTTGTTCACCCTGAAGGACACGTTCTCCTTGTCCTGCAGGTGTTCGGGATCGTCGTTCAGGTTGAGCGTGTAGACTAGACGATCTCCGACCTTCTCCACGTCGATACTGCCGCCCAGGTTCTGGGCGTTGTACTGCGCCGTCGAGATCTGGAGGATCACCCCCAGAAATGCGTCGACTGCCACGATGGTGCCGACGACTTGCTCAGCTGCAGGCAGTCCCCACAGCCCGGCCAGGGCGAAGTACAGCGTACCCACAGCCGGGAAGCCGACCTGAGCCAAGAACTTCAGCCGGTCGTACCACAGCTTGTTCGTGATGATCACGGGATGAAGCTCGCTTTCGGAAATGCTTCCGTGCAGTTGATTGCTGCACGCTCTTCCAGGCTGGTGGCGATCTTGTCGTACGCCAGAGCCACTACTTCTTGACCCTCAGCACGACGTGCTTCTTCAGCGATGCGCCAACCTTGGGCGTTGACCTTACGGTCTTCCTTGCCTCGTTCGCAGCCTGCTCTTTGTGAATTCACCAGGGCCACACGACCCTCGTAGGACTGCAGGAGTACGTAGCCCACGAACAGCATGAGCATGAGACCGATGAATATGACCAGTCGAACTACCTTTTTGAGAAGGCGATCGCTCTTGCGCCGCTCAGGCCGGTCCGGAGCCAGGGGGTCGAACTCTTCTGTGTCTTGACCAGTCACAGCTTACCCTGCACTCGCTCGGTGACGAGCTTCTGACAGTCCTTGTGCGGTACCAGAGCATCGATGAGTGCGATGGTCACTGCCACCCGTCGACGGATCTCCTGTCGCGCCGCATCGTCCGGCGCATTCCGCTGGTCCTCGGTGGAACCAACTTCGAGCGCCTTCTTTGTGGCCTCGTTGCGCTCGTTCGTCTCTTGGCATGCATCCAACGTGGCTTCACGGCGTTGCTCCTGAATATCGCGGGTGAAGTCAGCTTGGGAGCGCAGCACCAATCCGTACCCGATCAGTGCCACACCGCTGGAAACAGCGATGATGGAGAACGCGATCAGCCCGATGATGAACCACTTGCGGAACAGCATGCGAATCTCTTCAGCATGCTCATCGAGCTTTCTCTCGACCTCTTCGTATCCGTTCCGACGTCGGTCGATGATCCTGTTCTCCTCGGTGTTGGGGTCCTCATTCATGTCTCCACACCTCGACCAAGACAAATATGGTCAAGAGGATGCCGACGTAGCCCAGCATGATGGCCTGGGCAAAATCAGGATCCTTGGTGATGAGCACCCCATAGCCCGCGGACAATACGATGACCGCGGCACAGATCATGAGTCGGGTTCTAGGGCTCACGGTCAGCACTACCCCCTCCTCTTGTCTTGATTTCTTTCAGAACGTCGAGTCCCTGACCCACCCCCGCAAGCGTGCCGAAGAAAGGAAGGAACGCGAGCTCGATTCGACCGGTCGCAGCCCAGAATACGGGGACGAACAAGATCCCCAACAGGCCCATGAGTTTGAGCGAGAACGCCACAACCCGCGACCAGGAGTCATACTGCTCAGGGTTCACCCTGGTGTCTCCCTATATCGTTTCAATCCCCCACTACGTCGGGTCGGACGGAATCTCATCTGCGGGCACGGTCACTGTCGGATATGCCCTGCTACCAGTTCCATCAGACGACTGGATGTACTCCGTGACGACCGCCTTGACAGGATCGGTGAAGTTTCCCGCAACTCGCACCGTGTCACCCAGGCGATACGTCAACTCGTCATCCGGATTGCTTTCGTTGTAGTACTTGTACTGCGCCGCCGGAGTGATTTCCCCGTCGGTGATCTTGTCCTTCTTGGCCGCCATGAGAGCATCGGTGGCCTTGTCGTACATGAGGTCACGCAGATTGTTGCGCTTCTCCTCATCATCTGCGCCGGAGAGCATGTCCTCGGTGATCTCATCCGTAGATATGACCCCGAAGCGCTTCTCGAACGCGTTGGTCTCGAAGGACCCGTTGTTGCTGACCTGGACCGGCTCCATGCCTTCGGCGAGCTCGCCATCCTTCACCAGCTCCGCAGGCGGCATCGCGATGATGACGCTCTTGGAGCCTTCGACGGAATACAGCTCGGAGACATTGGCGTAGTTGTCCAGGTCGGGCGAGAAGAATATGACGTCTGAGTGATCCACTCCTACCCGTGAGGAGAAGGCCAACTCATGACGTCCGTCTTCTTCTGCTACCCAGTACACAGCCATGCCGACGTTGCCCTTTTGCGCAATGCCCAGCAGCGTGCTATGTACTCCTCCGGCCTCGATTTGCTCGAGGTGCAGATCGTAGGTGTCGGCTGTCAGACCGATGCGGAGGCCCGGGATGGCGAAATATCCCTCATCCCTCTCCTGCATTTGCTCCACGATCCTGCGCATGAGATCAGCGGTGTTGTCGCCCATCTCCTGCTTCTCAATGGGCCGCTCATCGAAGAACTTCTCGATGGTGGGCCCCTTGGCCGTGATGACCCCGTCCTTGATCTCCCGAGAAGTGATGATGCAGATCTCTCGAGAGGTGTTCACGCCCACGAGGTTGTTGGGGCGTGTGAGGACAGCGTTCTTGTGGCTGGCTGGAATGACCAGCTGGAAGTCACCCGCTTCGATGAACCTCTCGGTCCAAATAAGCGATTCGTACTCGTCGATGATCTGGTCTCGACGGTAGTCGACATCCTCTCCGGGGATGAACTCGATGGTGTAGAGCTCCATCACACCCCCACGAACTCATTGCGGTAGGTGATCCGCCAGTCCCGCGAGATGCCGGTGGCCTTGACGGAGAAGTTGTTCGTACCGGCGAAGATCTGCATCCAGTACGTCACGTCGTCCATGGTGGCGAACTGGTTGATCTTCTCCGACTCATCGTCTTCCGGCGGAGGCACGGCTTCGACCCGCTTGTGCCCCTGACGAGTGTCGATGACCAGCGTCCAATCCTGGGGAATATAGACGCCGTTGAAGTTCATGGCAGCGAAGCCGGTAGACTCTCCGACGCGCTTGCGCACCTCGATGTCTCCGGAGAAGACCTCGGACGATCCGGCCTCCATCTCGAAAACGAATCCCGCCCCGGCGTCACCGAGGTAGAGGATCTCCTCCTCGTTGGGAGTATCGGACGAGCTGGACTCACCGAAGAATATGTAATCGGTGAAGCTGAGGAAGTTGGGCTTGGGGCAGATGACGGAGAGCTGCATCTCCGGATCCTGACTGAAGCGATCCCCGGTGAGGCTCTCCATGTAGCCGTCGATCTGTACCGGATCCCGGTTGTCGAAGTTGAACTGCAACTTGACCAGGGACTTGGGGAGGAAATATCGGTACAGGAGGTCGCGAGCGCCGGACACCGTGGCTGCTCCACCGATGGTGTTGAGACCCATGGTGATGACGATGTTGCGCTTGGGGACGGAGGAGCCGACGTAGAACTCACCGTCCACCACTCCGAAGCCACGAGTGTTAACCGTGGCGATGACCGGATCCAGCCCTGTGACGTTACGAATATGCACAGGCTCGAACGCATCCGGCGGCGTCATGTAGAACCTGTAGTTGGGCCAAGTCGCCCCCGGAGGAGCAACGTAGTCGATACTGGTGAGCACTCGCACCTCCTTTCTGGGGGGTGAGGGCCCCACGAAGCCCGGGAGGTAGGCTTCGCAGGGCTCTCTACGGCTAACCCGCCTTGCTCTTTGCCAGGGAGAGCTGGTTGTTCGTCTGTCGATAGATCTCGACGTCAGAAAGAGACTCGGGCGAGTAGTTGTTCTGCGTGAACTGCATCGGAGCGACCGCTTCTGCTTGGGCCGCCTCAGCAGCAGCCAATGCTGCCGCCGCTGTCTCCGCAGATATGGCCGAGGCCGAATCGAACGAAGCCGCTGCAGTGATGGGCACTACATTGGTCAGGTTGTCCAGTTTCTGCGCTTCCTTGTCGACCTTGGACAGATCCAGCACCGGAGTGATAACCGGGTCGGTCTGCACAACGTCTCCCAGGACATCTGGAACCTTTCCAAACCCGTCCTTAGCCGCGTCCACCACCGATTTCGCAGTGCTGGCCATGGCTTCGGCCGGGGCCTGTGAGTCGAGCCCGTTTGCCAAGCCGAGCATCACCTGTGTACCGATCTTGTGTGCCACCGTCGATGGGGACTTGATTCCGAGGACCTTCCGCATGGCCTTGGGGAGTTTGCCGAGTAGCTTCTCCGCCGCCTCCAGCATCTTGTCTCCGAGCTCGTCGAAACCATCGACAATGCCATCCAAGATGGCGTCGGCGACACCCCAGCCTGCCTCCCGCAGACGGGGCCCGTTCTCACGGATTGCGTTCTCCAGCCCGTTGAGGAACCTGATCAGCGCGTCGAAACCTGCGTCGATCAGACCCACCAGACCGTCGGACAGAGCATTCAGGAACTTCCGGGCCACCCTCTCAGCCGCGGTAACGACTCGAGGAATCGCATTGCCAAGTCCGGTGAGGAAATTGACAATGAGATTGGCACCCGCATTGACCAGCGGGCCGACATTATCGGCGAGCCCCTGAATAAGGCTCGTGATGATCTTGCCTGCTGCGTCGATGATCTTGGGTGTCAACCCGACCAGCACATCGAGGAGTGCGCTGAAGAAGGCTATGGCAGCCTGAGCCAACTTCGGCGACTGATCCTTGATGAACTGGAACAGGATGGCCAGCATCTTGCCCAGCGCCACCACGATCTTCGGCGCCAATCCGGTCAATGCATCGAGGATCGACAGCATGCCCTTGACGAAATCGATGATCAAGTCGGGCAAGATCAGGATGAATGCAGATACGGCAGCGGTGAGTGCCGCAATCCCCTTCGGACCCTCCACACCCAGCTTGGCCAGGGCGGCGGAGAATACGAAGAAGGCTGTGGCAACCACCAACAGACCGCCACCCAGCACGGCAATGGCGATGCCCAGCGACATGAGGGGGCCTGACGCTAGGGCACCGACCACCGCCAGGACGCCCAACGTCAGCGCCATGACTGCCAGGCCCTTGAGGATGACTGACCACTTCATGTTCCCCATGGCAAACAACGCCGGGGCCAGAACTGCGAAGGCCGCTGCGGCACCCAGCAACGCTACGGACCCTAGGAGAGTTCCGCTCATTGCCGTGAGACCGATGGCCATCACTACCAGCATGGCTCCGATAGCCGCGATCCCCTTGACCAGGGTCGGAATATCCATGCTGCCGAACAGAGCCACTGCAGCACCGATGCCCACCAGGGCAACGCCGAGAATGACCAGTCCCGCAGCCTGAGCCACGATGGTGGGAGGGATCAAGGATATGGCGAGCCCGATAGCAGCCAGGGCGCCTGCAATGCCCAGAATGCCTTGGCCCATCTCCTTCAGATCCATCTCACCGAACGTCTTGACCGCACCACCGATGAGGGTCAGTGCGATCGCCACCAGGAACAACCCGGGACCGATGAGGGTCACCGTGGCTGGCATCAGGGTCAGGGCCAGGCCGATGGCAGCGAGTGCCCCGGCCAAACCTAGGATCCCCTTGGCCATGTCCTCCCAGCTCATGGACGCAAATATCTTCACGGCCGAGCCGAGGAGATTGAGTCCAATGGCCAGTGGGATGAGGGTGGCTGCCGCCGCCAGCGTCATAGCCGGGTTCATCGCCCGAGTACCGATGCCGACCACGATCAGTGCACCAGCCACGCCCGCCAGGCCGCGGCCCATCTCTTCCCAGTCCATACCGGACATGATCTTGATGGCGCCCGCCAGGATGACGATCGCCCCCGCCAGCAGAACCAGCGATGCTGCGATGAGCGGCATGCCCACGATCGGGAGACCCTTGGAGGCTGCGCCCAGAAGGGCCATGGCCGCCAGAAGCTCGCCCAGACCGACAGCGATGGCCGTCATCGCCTTCTGCAGCTTCTCACCGTCGATGTTGGAGATGACGGTGATGCCACCAGCCAGGAGAACAACCGCCGTAGCGATCTGCAGCAAGGTGTTCGCCTGGATGTTGCGCTGGATCGCCTTCAGGTTGTCTGTCAAGGTCTCCATGGCCTTGGACAGATTCCCGATGGCTCCGCCACCGACGTCGATGCTCAGGTTGCCGGTGAACAGATCCTTGATCTTCAGGAATATGCCAGCGATGAGGCCTGTCTCCAGTGCCTCCAGCGCCTGATCCCAGTTGATCTTCTTGAACTCCTTGGCGACAATATCGCCAATGTCCCTGAGCTCCTCCAGGACAGATTCAATGATGGGAGCCAGGAAGTCCCCGACCGCCTTCATCTTGTCCGCCACGTAATCCCAGGCACCACCCAGCTGCTCGAGGACTCTCTTCAGCGGCTCGACTGCAGAGCTGAGATTGTCCAGAGCGGTCTTGGTCTTGTCGGCATCGTCGGCGCCATCGCCGGAGAACATCGACCCGAGGGCCTTGCCGAAGTCCTGCACCAGCGACAGCGGCACCTTGATGATGGCTTCGAGAGCTCCGAAGAATGCCTCCAGAGCCCCACCCTTGGTCAGGGCGTTGTCGATCGCGACCAGGAAATCACCGATACCGCCGGTGAAGTTCAGGAAGCTGCCACCGCCATCCTCCGCGGCTCCGAACAGGCGACCAAAGAGCTTGATGACGTTGCCGATGACCGACGTGACGATATGCAGGACAGCGAAGACTCCGGCGAATGTCCTCCGGAGCGCATCGGCTGTGTCTGGATCGATCTTGAGACCTTCGGCGAAGTCTCGGAACCTCTTGGTGAGGTCTGCTAGATCCTTGCCGGTCTTCCGGGGGAAAATATCCCGGAACGCCTGACGGATCGGCTTGAGTACGGCGCCCAGAGCTTCGAAGGCAGCTTTGATACCTTCGATCAGGTCGGTACGCCCGCCGAGCTTCTTCCACTCCTTGAGGACCTTGTTACGAGCATCGGCGTTCCTGTTGACGAAGCCGTTGATCGTCTCGGAGAGGTCGGTGAAGGTGTTCTTGGCCTCTTCGAAGTCGCCAAATATGTTCTGGAAGGTGGCCGACCAGCCGGAGCCGATTGTCTCCTTGGCCACGTCCATGACGCCCTTGAGCGTCTTGACTTCTGTGGCCGCCTTCTGCGCCGACTTCGCCGTCTGCTGGATCGACTTGATCTGCTCTTCGGTGAAGCCCTTGGCCTGCAGCTCGGCGTCCGTCATGTCGCCCGTGAGCTGCTCGAGCGTTGATGTCAGGACGTCCGACGTCAGCCAGGACGGGCCGGGACCACTGATGGACTCGCGGAAGGACTCACCATCGATGGTGACGTTCTTCATCGGGCCCTTGAGCTCGAGAGCGCCGTCCTTGATCTTGCCCATGTTCTGGGCTGTGGTGGCCAGGGCACGCTGGAACGCGGAGCCACCCATCCCGGCGTTGACCACCGAGTTCCAGTCCTGCAGGCCGACCTTGCCGGAGGAAATGGCCTGCGACAGCTGCTGCATCACCGTGGCAGCCTGCTGCGAGTTCGAACCCGAGAGTGCGGCCAGGTTCGAGATACCCTTGATCGATCCGGTCGACGTGTCCAGATCCACGCCAGCTGCGGTGAACAGACCAATGGCTCGCGCCATCTCACCGAAGTTGTAGATCGTCTTGTCGGAGTACTCGTTGAGGTCCGTCAGCGCCGCGTTGACGTCAGTCAGGTTGGCGCCCGATACCTGGGTGTTGGCCAGGATCGTCTGGATCGAGTTCAGATTGGTCGAGTACTCCTCGAACCCCTGGGTGATGGGCCCGATACCGATCGACTTGGCCAGATTTCCGCCAGCGACCGTCGCCTTGGAGACGATGGTGCCGAAGGCCACTGTGGCGGCTGTCTGCAGCGCACCCAGCTTGATCCCGATGTTGTCGATCGCGTTGGAGACCGGCTGGAATGTGACCTTGGCCGACGAGTTCTCGAGATCGGCGAATGCCCGCGGAGCCGATGGGAAGCCAAGCTTGCCCTTGAGGGTGTCCAGCGCCTTATGGGGCGCGAAGAGCTGAACCTTGTTGGCCGCATTCTCGATGGATGCGAAGCCAGGCACTGCTTCTCGGAAGCTGAGCTTCCCGCGGAGCACGTCCAGCGCTCGCTGAGGACCGGAGAGCTTGACCTTGGCAGCGTCCGTCTCGAGATTGGTGAACGCCTTGGTCTTGCCCACATCGCCGAGGGAGGTCTGGAGCTTGCCCAGGGTGCCCATCGTCACCTTGACTGCTTGCTCGAACTTCTGGTTCTCGAAGACCATCGAGACAATGCGTTCGTCGATGCTGGGCATTAGGGCTTGGTCACCTCCCTCCACATGTCGACAGCCATGGCGTCAAATATGCGACGCATGGCAGGGTTGATGAAGTCCTCTCCGTACACGAAGCCGCCGTTGCGAGTACCGTGTCCGTACTGGATGAGGATCGCCACCGGGATCTTGCCTGGCTCCTCCACGTTGGAGTTCAACCAGTGGATGGCGAAATATCCCGGCTTGTCTACGATCTCGTAGTACCAGGATTCCGCCGTGTCGCCGGAGCGTTCTGGCGTGGCCGACTTCAGAGCAGCGACTCCCATGGAGCCATACTTGCTCAGCTGCCGCAAATATGACCGCTTTCTCACGGTTTCGCCGAAGCGCTCCATGTGGCGGAAGTCACCGCGGACGGTGACCCGGACGCTCACGGAGTAGCCACCACTGAATCGATGAAGGCGACGCTGCCACCCAGAGCCGCCAGAGGATCAGAACTGACGCCGTCGTACATTGCGCCCTGAATATCACCCAGGAGCTCCGGATCAATTCGACGGGAGTCGAACGAGAGATGACTGATCGGACGGACGCCTTCGATCTGCAGAGGCGTTGAGGAAATATCGAAGTCGAACGTCTGAGCATTGAAGCCCGCTCCGATGGTCTCGTAGGAATGCTCCCCGGGGGTGGCCAGGCAGTTGTAGATGATGTGCAGCTCGTAGCTGCTGATGCCGTTGACGGCGTCTCCCTCGAGCGTCCGATAGGAGAAGTGGAAGGGGAGCTGCTGCTGGTCATGCAGGTACACCCCTGAGACCCGCTCAGAAGCCCCCGTAAGGCGCTCCAGGGCGTCCGGATAGGTCAGACCCTTGACCTTGGCCGAATAGCCGCCAGCGCGGCTGTATTCGAGATACTTCACTCCGTCGATCCACTTGGCTGTGACCGCGAGGTTGGGAGCTTCGGCCACTGCCACGAGACCATTCCACGGAACCGGCGGAGACCCATCCTGCGGATAGAGGACACCGTGATCGATGCCTGTCTCGTACCGTCGGTCTCCGACTGCGTCCCAGGTAATCGCCATGCGCCCTCCTTTCAGCCTTTCGTGCCCATCTGCTGTCTGCGCTGGGCGTTGAGTTCGCGGTTACGCTGCGCCATCTCGCTGCGGCTCATCTTCTTGGGCTTGGCCTGCTTGATGTTGCAGATCCGGATGAGGGTGAAAAGACGGTTGATGTGCCATTCCTCGCAGGTGAAGGGAATGTTGAACACCGTCATCCAGTAGTAGATGAGCTCGGAGGTGACAACCTCCCGAGTCTGGGGCGCTCCGGCCTCAGAGAACCACGTCGCCGTCTGCTTGGCGTTGATGTACGTGTTGATGTCCTCGAAGTTCTTCTCAGAGAGTTGGCCCAGAACCTCCGGAGGAATAAACTCGTCCAAACACATGAAGCGGATGTAGCTGATCACTTCTTCGGCAGTCTTCTCTGCTTTGCCCAGGAAGGGCTTCTCGTAGAGTGACTCCCATTTTGACAGTGAGAGGAGGGAATGCTCAAGTTCGAGTACGGTGCCACCCGACTCGACGAACGAAGCTGTACTTTCGTCGTAGCCTTCAGTAGCTCCGACCCGAATAATGAGCATCCCCTTGTTCCCCTCTCCGGAGTCGCCCGACTAGTAGTCGAACGTCCAGTCGTCGTCGCCGTCGATGACGTACCCGGCCTGAGCGCGGGCCTCGACGTTGGCCGTCTCGCCGACCCCGAGCGCGGGCTGCGCACCCGCGGCCTTGTTGACGCCGTTGACACGCCACTGGACGCCCGTGACCGACGGGAGCGTCAGGACGTGCGTGCCCGTGTTGTACGTCGGGGCGTTGGCGCCCGTGGTCCGGACCTCGACCGGCTCCGCGCCGCCGAACAGCGCGATGACCTCATCGGGGAGCGGCAGGCGAGCATCCGTGCTCTCGTCGCCGTACAGGATGTCCTCGAGCGCCTCGAGGGTGTCCGCGTCCACCTTGCTGGAGTCGATGACCAGCTGAGCCGTCGGCTTCAGCGGATCGGCGACCGGCACGGGAGTCGTGGTGACCTCCCAGCTGAACGTGATGGCCTCGGGGCTGTCGTTGATCGTCCCGTACGCCTTCTCCGACGGTGCCGCCTGCGCCCCGTAGATGAGGTGCAGCTTGTACGCGAAGTCCGTCCCGTCGATGTCGTTGCCGAGACGGGTGCGGTAGGCCAGACCGAAGACCTTGCGGCCCTGCTGACCCACGACCACGCCCGGTGAGGGGATGGCCGTTCCGTCCATCACGGCGAACTCGTCCGGGTACGTGAAGGCCTCGATCGTCGCGCCGAACTCCTCGGCGGAGATGAGGTTCAGGTACTTGATGTTGTCCGCGTACTGCGGGTTCCCCTCGGCGCCCGAGGGAGACTCCGTGACGGTGACGAGGCCGTTCCAGGCCACGCCCTCGTTGTACTCGCCCCCCGCGTCGGGGGTGTAGAGGACTCCGTGGTCGACGCCCGTCTCGAAGGTGCGCTCGCCAACCTGGTCCCATGCCAGTGCTGCCATGTTCCTGTTTCTCCTCTCAGAAGAAAAGGCTGAAGACGTAGTGGTTGAGGTTGTCTGCCGGATAGAAGCGGTCGAACCGGCACATGGCCAGCTCTTCCACCTTATCCGGGAGATCACTATCAGGATCCCTCGTGATGACGGTCACCTGATATTGCTTTGAGATCCGGTATGGCAAGTTGCCGGAATGCTCGGCCAAGCTACTGGACCTCGCGTAGACGATGCACGGGTATGTGAGATCGACGTTTTGGGGGGGTTGGAAATATACGCGATCTGTGATCGTCTCGAGGCGTTCCTGCAACTCAGTCCGTGGGGCCATTGTAGACCTCTCCGAGTTGCAGGATGAGACGGGGGCTCTGGACTTCGACTTCACGGACAGTCCAGAGGATCCCCGCCCATTCCACGTAGCGAATTCGGAAGAAATGCTCGTTTGCGTAGGGATCGGCGACGATAGAAATCGAATTGCCGACCGAAAGATCTTGGTTGAGCTGTTCTCCCTGACTGAGGTTTCTGGCGTTGCGGATCACGTCGCCGAAATATGAACGTTCGACGATTGAGTCGACGTGCACACCCGGCGATGTCTCCACGGTATGGCCATACCCGACCCGACCGTGGAATCGGGTCACGTCGTGATCAGGCCTCCCGCTCGAAGGTCCACTCGTCCTCGATGTTGTTGGCGAAGTAGTACCCGGCGGCCGGGGTCGCGACGACCGTGAGGTCCTCGCCCGGATCGACCGTGTACGGCGAGCCAGCGTTGTTCATGACGCTGCCGTCGGCGGCGTTCTTGTAGACCACGCCGGTCTGGTTGGTGATGGTGATGGCGCCGGTGCCCGCGTTGAACGCCGGGGCCGCCGGATCGACCGGGACATCGGACCCACCCGCCAGGCGGATGACCAGTGCGGACCGGATCTTGGTCAGCGCGCCGGAGACGCGCGTCTCGATCAGGTACTTGTACTGGTTGTAGTCGATGTCGAAGTCGTCGAACATCGCGATGTCGCCACCGCGGTCCGCGCCGACCGTGTAGTCGTTCAGGTTGACGATGACGCCGAAGAGGTTCGAGACCCCCTCCATCACCTCGACCGTCACGACGTTGTTGACGCCCATCTCCGCGGCGAGATCCGAGGCGGTGCGGTAGAGGCGCCGACCCAGCGTGTCGCGAGCGAGGAGCATCTTGGTGAGCATCGGGAGCGTCGTGTACAGCGTCGGCGAGCCCGAGCCCTTGTAGAACCGCATGTTCTCGACGATGGTGTCGACGAGAACGGCCGACGTCGCGTCGGGATCGACGGTGACGGTCGCGGCGTAGAGGTCGTGGTCGTTGACGATGGCACGGATGCCTGCGCCCTCGTTCGCCCCTGCCGGGTCCTTGATCTTGTCCTCGTCGTCCACGGCCCGGCCGTCGCCGATCAGGATCGCGCGCGCGAGCTCCTCGTCCAGCATGAGGCGCATCTCGCCCTTGAGCCAGGCGACGACGTCGAAGTCCGTGATGTCGATGATGTCGTCACGGTCCAGCTTCTGCTTCTTGTAGACGGTCGAGGGGGTGGTGACCCTGGAGGTGAGCCCGAAGTACTCCTCCTTCTTCAGGGTTCCCTTGATGTAGCCCCGGGCGCGGGCCTCGTCGTGGGTGATGTCCGCGACGATGGACTTGATCCGGCTGAAGGGGCTGTGCCGGGTGCCGTTGATGACGGCGGAGACCCACTCGGTCCGACGCTTGTCGAACTCGGGGGTGTTGTTGATCGTGCGGGCGTCGGGAAACAGGACGTCGATGTCCTCGATCCCGTGCTTGAGGGCGTACGCCTCGACGGCCTCCTTGAGGGAGCCCATCTTGCCTGCGTCCTCGACGATGCCCTTGATCGCGTCGTGGGACAGCTCGTGCTTCGCGCCGCCCTCTCCGCCCGAGCCGTTCTGCTGCTCGAAGACGTTCCTGCTCATGGTGCGGGTCTCCTTGTCGTCGGTGGTGGCCGAGTGCTCGACCTTGGGGTCTGGCTCGGTGGCCGAGCTCTCGATGGCGGCCCCCACCATGTAGTGGACGACCTCCTTCTGCTCCTCGGACATCTTGTCGTAGACGTCCTGGACCGTCGGGCCATCGCCCGGGTCCTCGGGATCGGGGATCTCTGCCCCCGGCTGCACGGTGTCGTCGCCGTGCTTGAGCTCCTCGCCGGTGTAGATGACGGCCTCGTCCTCGATGGTGACGAGTTCGCCGTCGGCGTGCTGGAGCTCGATGTTGTCGATCAGGGCGCCGGGGTTGGCGCCCGCCAGGACCAGGGAGACCTCGCGGATGACGCCGTGCGAGACCTTCTTGGCCTTCTCGACGAGCTTGTTGGCGAAGATGGACAGGGCGTTGATGTCGCCGTGCTCCACCAGCGCCTTGGCGTTCTTGGCCTGCTCGGTGTCGTTGAAGTACCCGTAGGCGTAGACGTTGCCGTCTCGGGCCTCGAGCTTCATGTGGCCCAGCACGTTGCCCGGGTCGTTGTGCCCGTGCTGCCAGACCATCGGCACCTGCGCCGAGTCCTGGTCCTTGAACGCGTCGGGAAGGATGGTGCGGCCATCGGCGCACACCAGGTTGGCCTTCGTGGCCCAGCCGCTGAAATCGGGCTTGACCGCGACGGCAGCAGCGTGCATCAGGCTGTTCTCCGGCGAGGTGTCACCGAAGTCCAGACGGGACGCTTCTCCCATTTTGACTGTTCCTTTCTGAGCGGAGCTTCGGCGCCCTAGAGCGAGCCGAGCTTGGCTTTGGCTGTCTGGATCTGACCACGGACCTTCGTTGCGAGCATCTTGAGGTCCTTGAGCGACTTACCTTTGGTCGAGGTCTTGGACGAACCGCCAGACCCGGCCTTGTCCGCGGCTTTCTTGGCCTTGGATTTGATCTCTGACTTGTGCTTGTCCCGGTACTTCTTGGACTCCCGAGCCTTTTTGGCCTTCTCAGACGCTGAGTCGGGCTTGGCGGCCTCCTTGGCTGCCTTCTCCTTCTCGGCGATGAGCTTGTCGAGCTCCTTCAGCTTGGTTTCGAGACCCTGGACCCGCTTCTGCAATGCCTGCTTGCGTTGGGCGGATGGGACAGCGGCGGTGGTCCGGACTCCAGCTGTGTCGTCAGCCGAGCCCTTCTTCCGTCCCTTCAGCTTGCGCGTACGGAGGTAGTAATCTCGAGCCTTGGCGGGATCGTAGACCCGCCCCTCGTGCCGGATGACTTCGCCGTTGGGGAGCCTCATCAGCCTGCCCCTAGCGCAGCATCCAATTCGGCCTCCGTGGTGTCCAGCTCCTCGTCCAGGCCATCGAGCTCGGGATCACCGACCCCGGTGTCGCCCTGTGGCATGTTCGAGTTGATGAGCTGATCGGCCTTCGGTTCCTGAGAAGGCTTGAATCCGACGATCTGTCTGACCTCGTTGGAGGACAGGATCTCGTTGCGGGTGAACTTGTCGGCGATGTCGGCGATTCCACCTTCGCCACCGATGGGAACCAGCTTGAACGGATCGTTGAAGTACAGGATCTGCTGCTTCTGCGTGCGCGCGGTCTTGGTGAGGAATGTACGACGCATCGCTTCCACGATGGCATCGCAGATCGGCTCGATCGTGCGATTCTTGTAGTTCAACATGGCCGCCTCATCGGCGGTTCCGTTCATGACCTCGGGCGTGAGACCCAGCTGGGAATACAGCATGTTGACCAGGTACTCGATCTGGCCCAGCAGGTTGTTCTCAGCGGCCCGGTTGAGCTGCGTGACCTTCTCGGTTCCATCCGTGTAGGCGATGCCGTACTGGCTGCCCTTGAGCTGGAACTCGATGTCCTTCCGCCGTTGCTCAGCCTGCTGACGGCGCGCCTCGGACTTGATCACGTAGGGCAGCTGGATGATGAGGTCGAGCTTTCCGCTTCCGGACTGCTCGTCCACCGCATCCAAGAGGTTGAGCTTTCGGATCAGCCTCTGCAGCGTGGAGTTCGGCTCGTTCATCACCGAAAACAGGGGGTTCTCCACGATGGCCACGGTCTTCTTGGGAAGAGTGAGCTCCTCCCGCTTGCCGGTCTTCTCGTTGTAGAGACTCACGCGCACGTGCGCGGGATACCACATGACGATGTCACCGACCCGCATCGTCTGGATGTCGTACCCACCATTGGTGACCGGGCTGATGCTCGTGTCCACCGGGACGATCGCAGCGATGCCCTTGTCGAACAGGGTCTGAGCGATGTCCTGACGAAAATGACGAGCTGCCTGGTCAATGTTCGCTTCCAGCGTGAGGCAGTTGTTCAAACCGCTATCGATGTCCTCCAGATAACGGTTCTCCTCATCGACCCGAACGTGCTTGATGTCGACTGCCGACACGTCGATACCCAGGCGGTTGTAGATCGAGGAGATGATCGACCGCTCGTTGGAGTAGTGCATCCGCTGGCGGTCTGGGCGGCCGCCGAATGACGCGTACTCGCCGTACACCCTGTGATCGAGTGGATCTCGACCCGTGGTGAAGGCATTCCAGGCGTGCTTCAGCCGGTCTCCGACTCCCATATGTCACCTCCTCTCTCTTTCATCGCAGGGTCAGACCCCCTTGACCATGAGGTCCCAGGAGGTCGAGGCGTCGGGCACGTTGATCGGGTCTTCGCCCGATGTCTTCTCGATCTCGAGCGTGACCGTGCCGTAGTTCGAGCCGCTGGTGCCGTTGGCCACGAAGACGAGTCGCCCGTAGCCTCCCGCATCATCCAGATCGACAGGTGCGCCGGAAGTCAGCGGCGAACCTTGGCTCTGCAGGCCCGTGGACCCGAACGGGGTGGCCTGGGCGTACATGCTGACCTCGAGCCCCGCAGGAACCGTAGGCGTGAGAGTGCCCACGAAGGCGAACGGCTTGGTCTCCGTCTCGATGACGCCGATAGCCGTGGGTCGAGCATCGCCGGTCTTCCAGGTAAAGCTGTCACCGCCATCTGCCACCACGAGTTCGCTGGTGCCGACCGTGATGTAGTGCGCCTCGGGATCCGGATTGGTCTGCGAAGACGTCCAGGAGTCACCCAGCGACTCGCCCACACCCGGAGCACCTGGCTCACCAGCAGCCTCGGTCTCGATGCAGACGTAGAGCCCCTTGCGGTTGTTGACGACGTCGTACTGGGTGTACGTCTCGCCATCTTCCCAGGGGCCACGCCAGTTCAGACCGCCGCCGACTGGAGAACTGCCCGCATCCCCCATCTGCAAGCGGCCACCGCTCTCGTCGACGAGAACATCGCCGTCCGGAGTCTTGACGAAGTGAACGGCCGTTTCACGTCTCACTCGAACGCCTCCTTGTTCGCCTTGTAAGCGACATAGGCGTCCATCATGGCCGCCACGTTGTCGATCTTCTCCTCCTGCCGCTTCTTGAGTAGCTTGCGGTTGCCGTTGGTGTCCTCCATGGTGATGGCGTTGCCCATGGCAAACGACATGAGGGACTCATCAAACTCCAGCATCCGCTGCTCGCTCAGGATCTTGAGCTCGCCGAGGGGGACAGACTCAGTCCGCGCGCCCTGGATAACCTTCTCAATGCCGAAGGGTCCATTCTCCGCTTCCCAGCGAGTGACAAACTCTTTGGCGTTGTAAGGGTCGTAGCCCAGTGCCCTGACGTCGTACTCCGACTTGAGAATATGCTGGTCAAGGTCTTCGTAGACCTCCATCATGTCCAAGACGGTTCCCTCCATCACATGAAGACTGCCCTCGTTGATGAATTCTTCGTACTTGGCCCGCATGGCGGGCTGAAGCTTCATGAGGGTCAGAGAAGTTATGTAGGACCGGGTCTTGACTCCGAATCCTTGCCGAAGCGGGAAGAGAAACGTGAACGCACAGAAGTCGTCACCCTGCGAGAGATCTGCTCCCAACGTGCAGGGGAGTTGCCAGAAGGTGCGAGGACGATGGACAATGGTTTCCTCGTACGTAAAGAAGTACGTGTAGCCTTCCATCGGAATACCAAATCGCTTCGCGAGAATGTCATTTCGACTCGCTGGAGCCTTCTCGGCCCGTTCCACGTCAAGGTGATACGTCTCGTACGTAACAGTTTGTCCCAGATTTGGCTGAGCTTTGACCCAAGTTGCAGGATCTGCAACTTCTTCGATCTCATCCAGCTTGTAATGCCAAATGGAAACATGGGGTGCGGTGTACTCCCCCTTGAGAATATCGGCGAGCTCCATCTTAATGGTGTCGCCCGAACCAGCGCGTACGGTACCCTCCGACGAGATGGCCACGATCAGGTAGTCGTCCAGCTTGGACGCCCCCTGCTCAACTGCCCCAACAACGTCCTCTCGGATGTCGCCTGACAGCCATTCGTCGATAGTGGAGATCTTGGGCCGCAGTCCCTGCAGCTTGTTGATGGCCATTGGCCGGATCTCGCACAGAGAGCCCGTAAGGAAGTTCTCGATGCCCTTCTTAGTCGATGCCAGCTTCTGACGCAGAGCACGGTTTCCCGTAGTGTTCTGCATACTACCTTCTGTCAGAAACTGGTAGAGCGGCCCACGCTGGCGCGTGATCGACGTCCGCATCGGAGACATCACTTCTTCGGCCTGCTTCATGGTCGGAGCCGTGGTGATCTGATGGGTCGTTGACGTATCCACTGCCATGAAATATGACTGGATACAGGCCGCGTACATCGACTTGGCCGCCCCTCGAGCGACGATGAGGTACTGCTTGAGGGTCAGCCTCTTCTTGACCGTTCGCTGCTCGTAGTGTCCCCCGCGATCGCCCTCGGAAGGGACGTAGACGCTACGCTCAACGAAGTAGTACCAGCCGAAGATCTGCTCGCTCCACAACTTGAACGTGAAGAGCAGGTGAAGGTCACTTCCGTCCGTGAGCGTCAGCTCACCCTCGCAGAAGCGGATGAAACCTTCGACGGCCTCGTCGTCGTAGTAGATGTTCGGGTTGGCGATGAGCGCATCGATCCGGTTCATCTCTTGCGAGATCTCACGGTTGACCAGGATCTGTCCGCTCAGGACGAGATCACGGAACTGCCCGTAATAGATGGGTACCGCAGTATTGGACAGTGCCATGACCACCTCCTTTCTAGCGCCGGTTGCCTCCCTGGCTCTCGAGCAGATTGCTCACCAGCATCTGACCGATGGAGGTCTGCTTGCCGTTGAGCTTCTCGACCTTCGTCTCGAGCTCCAGCCGCTGAGTCAGCTCCTTGAGCTCAGCGTTGGAGAGCGCGTTGACGCCGCTCTTCTTGAGCTTCTGCTTGGTCTCCGCCACCTTGATGGCGTCCTTCGTTGCGGGATGGTTCTCGCCGCCATGCGTCTGGATCTGGGTCTTGGAGAACCGGTTCGCACCGACGGTGGTGTACGTTTGCACCGGAGAGACCGGGAGCTTCTTGGCCCGCTCGGCGTCGATTGCCGTCTTGGCCTCGATCGTCGCCTTCGTGCGCTCATCCCGGCGCGCCACGCCGAAGTACGGGCCCTTGCGCTCCTTGCGCACACCCCACTTCATGCCCTTCACGCCGAAGTGCAGCAGCTGCTCCACGGCGGCAGCACCCACGTCATTGGTCTGTCCCATCGCCACCTCCGCGAGGTCGTAGGAGTACTCGAGCCGGAACTCCGGCCCCTGGTAGTCGCCGAACCACATGGCGATTCGGTCGAAGTCCACCCAGTTGATACCTGGGTAGTCTCGCTCGTCCTTACGCGCGGGCGTGCCCGGGTAACCCAGAGTAAGATGCGGCGTCCATTCCGGGTACTGCGGCACCGAGTCGTAGGCCGTCTTGATCGGGGTGTACTGGAGCAGCTGGCTCCGGAACGCCGAGATCTGGTCGTAGTCCCAGTTCTTACGGAAGAACAGGACATCCGCCTTGTCTTCACCCAGCTCACCCCGGTGATCGACGTCCATCATGAAGGGGCCCCTCTTCTGCAGCTTCACAGCATGCTCGAGGAACTCTCCTATTTTGACGACGTTGGGATTGCTGGCCGCATCGCCGAGGAACAGCAGCGTCATGTGCGGAACTTTCTCGCTGCTGATCTTCCAGACGTAGTCATTCTCCTTGGGAATGGCCACGATGACTAGATTGCTCATCAGAACACCACCTTTCCCAGGAAGATCCCCACTACCAACCCGATGAGGAAGGTAGTGAGGATGTAACCGTTCGTCTTGTTGGTCATTCGGGCTCCTCGATGGAGTACCCGCCGTACATCTTGATCTTGACCACGTTGGTTCCGGCGTAGTCGCTATCGAACAACACAGCTCCACCGCTACTGACGGCGAAGTTGTCCGAATCGAGACCACTACTGTTCGGATGCTGCGGGCCGGACACCGTAGTGACAAACCCGTTCCCGCGCGCAAGGCGCGAGTGTGCGCTGAGACCAGACACCGAGAAGATGGTGGTCGGAGCTGCGGGAGCTGAACCTTGGACGGTACCCTTCCAGCGGATCTCGTCGCTCGTCTTCCACACCTTCAGCGGATCCAGCGGATCAGATGTCCAACCCGACCCCATGGTGGGTGTGACTTCCAGACCCAGCGGTCCACCGATGACCGACGGCCAGCACAGACCATCCAGACCGAGCTTGTCACCATCAGCGACTGGACCGTGCCAGATCAGCGCCGAACTGAGAACCTCCCAGTAGCCCAGCTCTTCCTGGGTCTGGTTGACTCCCGGGATCCACACCCGATTGGCACCCGGGGCGGTGAATGGTTCGAACATGGCCGGTGCTTCGTACACATCCAACCCAGTCGCACCCGTATGCGCCACCACAATGCCGCGCACGAATACGATGCCGTCCGAACTGAGCATCCAGGAAGGCTCTGACTCCGGATAGAATGGATCCGCAGTCCAGACCGCTCCTGTGATGTTGAGCTCTTCCCACGCCATCTGCTGTGTGGCCACAGATGCGCCAGGAGCACCGGCAGGACCCTCTGGGCCCGCAGGACCCTCTGGACCCTCTGGCCCAGCCGCACCAACCGAGCGAGCCACGAACCACGACGGAGCGTTGACTCGAGCCCCAGTACTGCTGATGACATAGAGCTCGACGAAGTCCGTCGTACCGTTGAAGTAGACGGAATGACTGATGTTCAGGAAGCAGGTGGTCTCGCCGTCGCCCGGTCTGACCGCCTTACGATCCTGCTGCTCGATCGTACCCGTCCCCCATCCGCCCGTGTTGTTCTTGAGCAGATAGAAGTTGGATTCGTGCCAGGTCCCTGTGAACTGATCCAAGAAGACGCTGGCATCGATGTCGTACCAACCCGCACGCGTAGGCTGGAATCGCTCTGTGGTGAAGATGTTGGAATCATCCGAATCCTCGGAGTTCCAACCCATCCGGGTATTGGTGTTGGCTGTCAGCGTGAACGACGTGGTGCGATGCGCCTTGACTACGATGGGCGGTAGACCAACCGGTCCCTGAGGACCAGATGGGCCTACTGGACCGCCGACGTCCTCTGGAATAAGAGTAACATCGAAGCGATCATCTGCCGTGGTGATCAGACCACCCACGCCCGGCCACAGTGACAACGTTCCTGCCGTCGTGACCGTGATCTTGCCCGATGCCGGTGGCGCCGTGAAATGGACATTGGCCACGTTCAGATAGAACGCCGCCGTGACCACCGGAGTTACGAAGGTACCGTTCGGGAGCCGTGCGTGAACGTTCCAAGGCGCTGAAGTAACCGATCCGAAATAACCAGAAAGGCTGGCACGCACAATGTACACGCCTGGCACCACGGTGAAATCCACTCGCTGTGTGGAATTCGAAGGAAGCGTGCCCGCGGCTAGACTGGTATAACCCAACGCCGACTGCACCGCTCCCGTCTGCACCTTGCGCACAGGCGCGCCCTCGATCGCCGTCAGACGAGCGCGATCGGCCTTGATGTCAGCCCCGATTGCGGTAATCAGGTCTGACAACCGGGTCTGAAGGCTCATAGGCTAAGCCTTGGCCGTGGTGTACAGGGCGACCAGATCGGTTTCCGGATTCCCCATCTCCGTCTTGGAGTAGACGTTGAGGTTCGTCTGGCCGTTGGTCTGCTCGGTGCCGGTCAGACCCTGGTTGTTGATGTCGATGCGCAGCCGATTGGCCAGCGCCGTGGTTACACCAGCGGCGTAGTTGGCATCGTCACCAATCGCCGCCGCCAGCTCATCCAGCGTGTCCAGAGCGCCGGGCACACCGGCTCCCAGGATCTCCGCCTTCAGAGCCGTGCGCTCTTGGCGCACCCCCTCGGGCGTGACCGCCCGCTCGGTATCAGCACCTGTCGCCACCTCGGCCAGCGTGGCCAGCTCGACGATGCCCTTGACCGTGGTGGAGGCATCCGGCTGAGTTCCACCGGAACCGATCTCGGCCTGGACCTCGTTGATGGCCGCCACGACGGACGACTTGTCCGTGGTGGTCAGACCGGTGAGGTCGCCTGACGAGGAGCCTGTGATCCAGGTCCTCAACTGCTTGATGTCCGTACCGATCGCGGTGGTGAGATCGGCGAGACGTGTCTGAAGAGACAAGATCACACCTTCGCATTCTCGTAGATGAGAGTCAGAGACGGCCCGTCGTCGTAGACAGGGTGGGGAAGGAGTGAGTTGATGTGCTCGAGCAACGCGTCAGGGTCTCCCCCGCCGCCTTCTCCACCAAAATACTCCAGATCCCGCCACAACGACGAACCGTCTCCGACCTTTACGCGACCCGTATCGGTCTCGTAAGCTGGCTCCCCCTGCTTGAGCTGAGGATTGAGATTGTAGAAGCGGCTTGAGCTATCCCGCTTGAACTGGATGGTGTAGGGACCCGTCATCCAGCGTCACCACCGTCGATGACGTCTGGCGGATATGCCACCACCGGCAGGCTCCACTCCTTGTTCTCCCTCTGCACGGAGAGCCGGAAGGTGTGCTCGTCGATCTGCTTCTCCAACGCGCCGATCAAATATGACGTGGTCGGCGGGTCGAAGAGCATGCGGACGCGCAGGTAGACGCACGTCTTGATGAGGGACAGAGTCCACGAGTCCTCGATGAAGAGATCAGCCCACACCGCTTCGTCGTCCTCGATGATGAACCCGTCGGGGGGCACGAGGCCCAGATCCCACAGGTTCCCGAAGGCCGAGTTGATGTGTGTGATGATGTCGAAGTCGAAGGAGGTGTCGTCCTGAGCCACGCCCAGGATCTTCTTGGTACCGATGAGGATGCTCTCTTCCATCTAACACCTCCTTTCGAGTCCTCTGTCAGATGTACCTGCGGATCATGCGGCGATCGCCGCGGTAGTCGATGTCCAGGATCAGCGGGCCGGACTCCGAGCCGTGCGAGAGCACTCGGCGGCCGCCCAGACAGATGGCCACGTGCGTCGGGATGCCCCGACCGCCACCGTAGAACACCAGATCGCCGATCTTGATGCTCGAGAGCTTGGTGACCGCCTTGCCTCGACGGTACATCGAGCCGGTGTAGCCGTAGCGCCACCAGGCGCCGTTGACGACGTCACGAACGCCGTAGGAACGCGCGATGCCGTCCCAGATGAGCCACGTGGCCAGGGAAGAGCAGTCGGCGTAGTTCGGGTACGTGTTGCGGACCGCAGATCGACGGCTGGAGATGCCCTGCCAACGGGCGCCGCCCTGCGTGTAGTGGATGACGTGCCGCCGCGCGTAGCAGCGGGAGGCATCCTCGGCGATGAGCTTGCGCGCGTGCGCGCGATGGCTCGCGGACAGACCGGAGACGGAGGCCATCAGCCAGGCTGGTCGTCGTGGTCGTTCTCTGCGTCGTCGTAGTTGTCCGACGGCAGATCTGCGGTGGAGGGGTCCTCGTCGTCCCCGTCCTCGTCATCGTCGATGTCGTCGTCCTCGAAAACCTCGAGACCGTCGTCGCCCACGACCTTGGTAGAGGGAGGAGGGGATCCACCTCCGACACGAGCGGTGTGCTCCTCCCGCTGGGCCGTACGAGCGGCCTCACGAGCGTGGTAGTCGGCCACCGGATCATGCGTGACCGGCTCCGGAACCGCCTTGGCCCAGGGGCTGGAGGCGAGATCGCGCTCAGAAGAGGCGTCCTGGAACGGGAGTCCCTTCTCCTCGACGGGAGCGGGCTCGGGAGCCTCCTGAACTGGCTCAGGGGCCTTCGGTTCGGCCTTCTTCTTGGGGGCAGCCTTCGCCCGGGGCTTCTTGGCTGGGGGCATGACTCTCCTTACCAGAGACTGGTATCTCCCGGCTCACGAACCACTGGTCCCCTCGGGAGCAGCATCTCGTTGCCATAGTGGATGGCATTATGGGTACGTTTGGTGGTCGTGATCAGGTATTCGGGGTCTATGAGCCACTCTTCACCGTTGACGATGTCGTCAGCGGTAATCGGGTTCAGGTGGTGAACGAGAAGTCCCGTGTGGATGTCATAGCCCCGAATACCTAGATCACAGCCATGATCTCGGACAATCACGGCGTCCCGGGCCTGCTGCCAGAGCAGCGAGCCATAGAACCTCTGGTTGATCCAGCGGTCGAAACCGAAGGTGGACTTACCTACTACCCCAGGTAGGGCGAGGTAGGCGAATCGATCCTCGAACGTGCGAAACCGCCGCAATTCTGAGTAGACTCTATTCCTGTTCACCGGGTTCGATCTCGAGTGGATCAGGAGATCCTGAGTAGGAGCGCATGGCCGATAGAGCTTGCATGTAAAGCTCCTCCACACGCTTCTGAGATTCGATCTGATCGCGCTTTACTTCGAGAAGTTCGTTCTCGTGCCGGATGCGTTCCTGCTCCAGGCGCTCGCGCGAGGATCCCATCTTCAGGAAGTGGGTGATGACCTGCGACGAGGCTGTCCCACCACGGATCTGCTCCTCGGCCAGGTCGTAGGCGGCGGAGGAAAGCTCGTTCTCTCGTCCTTCGGCACTCGTAGCGGGTCTCCGAGCAAGTCGTTCGGATTCTTCTCGCTTCCTTCGGGCCACTTTACCTCCACCTCCTTCCACTTCGGGCCACTTCTCCCCGGGAAAAGCAAGGATTGTTTGTGCTAAATGCTCCCCCGGGGCTATTTTTTGGAGTCGCGCGATAGGGGTG